GTCGGCACCAAGAGCGCAAGGCATCTTCCAGAATTCACGAGGACGATGCGCGATCGTCTCTTCGTAAGTGAAGAAATACGTGTAACCCTCCATCGGAATGCCGAAACGCTTCGCCAGGATATCATTCCTAGACGCGGGAGCTTTCTCAGCTCTTTCGACATCCAATTGGTAGGTTTCGTAAGTTACAGTCAGGCCAATGTTCGGATTCGCCTTCGGCCAGGTTGAAGGATCGCCAACTTCTTCGATCTCATCCAGTTTATAGTGCCAGATCGACACATGCGGAGCTTCGTACTTACCCTTGAGAATGTCAGCTAGTTCCATTTTGATTGTATCCCCAGAACCGTTTCGAACGGTGCCTTCTGAGGAGATAGCAACAATCAAATAGTCGTCCAGCTTCGAAGCACCTTGCTCTATTGCTCCGACAACATCCTCTCTTAGATCTCCAGACAACCATTCGTCAACCGTCGACACTCTTGGTCGAAGGCCTTGGAGTTTAGCGATCGACATCGGTCGAACTTCGAGCAGAGAACCAGTAAGAAAGTTCTCGATACCCTTCTTTGTCGATGCTAACTTCTGTCTGTTGAACCGAGATCCAGTGGTGTTTTGAAGCGAACCCTCTGTGAGGAACTGAAACAACGGTCCCCTGGCTCTGGTGATAGCCGTACGAAATGGGGACATCACCTCGTCAGCTTGTTTCATAGTTGGCGAGGTTGTGATCTGGTGAGTCGTTGACGTATCGACGTTCAGGAAGAAGCTGTGGATGCAACTGGCATACATCGACTTGGCAGCACCTCGGGCCACGATCAGATACTGCTTAGTGATCAGCCTCTTCTTGATTACCTTCTTTACATACTTGCCACCGCGGTTGTTCTTTGATGGCACATAGACGCTTCTCTGGACGAAGTAGTACCAACCGAAGATCTGTTCAGCCCACAACTTGAATGAAGGCAAGAGATGCAGATCTCCGCCGTCTGTAAGCGTAAGTTCTCTCTCACAATAAAGGATGAATCCTTCAACAGCCTTGTCGTCGTAGTAGATGTTCGGGTTGGCGATCAAAGCGTCAATCCGATTCATCTCCATAGCAATTTCCCGGTTAACTGGGATCTCGCCACGGATCACTTTGTCTCGGAATTCACCGTAGTAAATCGGTGTCGCCTTGTTAGAGAGCATCGCCAACCCTCCCTTCACCTCTTGAACACGTACTTCTTGACTGCTGCTCCGGCTGGAGACTTCGCGACCAAAGCGGCAGTAGCGCCAAGCTCGAGACCTGTACGAACAAACCGCTGACCTCTTGACACTGTGCTTCTCTTGACACTGAGGTCTTCGTATCGCTGTTCCAGATTCATCCGATCGACAAGATTCTGGAGCTCCTTGTTCGTAAGAGCCTTCGTTCCACCCTTACGAACCTTCGATCTCGCTGCCTTCGCGTTTGCCGCATCGTCTGACATCGGTGGACGCGAACCGCCAGTCCGATTCTTACGAACACCCCACTTCATGCCCTTGACTCCGTAATGAGCAAGGACTTCGTCAAGATCGCTCACGAATCCTCCTCTTAGAACGAAGCCTGGTGGATCAGAGAGGCAACAAGACGACCCAAGAACTGATGGCCTGCGAAGGTTGGGTGAAGACTGTCGCCTCCGATGAAGACGTCAGCGTTTCCATTTGCAGCCGGGTTGTCTTGGTCCCCTGTTCCGGTGATTGCGGGGGGAGACAGCAGATCGATGAAATATGCGTCAGACGGGACAACAGCCTCGATCGCCGCACTACGACTCAGAATACCTGCATCAGGCGTCTCGAAGTAGAACGGCGACACAACGTAGAGCCGAGCAGCCGGAAGGTCGGCCAGAATTTCTGTGAAGAGCAGATTCGCCTCGACAGCGACGTCCGCGTCGTCGAAACCGGCATCATTCAGGCCGCCGGCAACAACGACGATGTCAGGATTCTTGTCGATGATGTCGTTCTGAACTCGGTCACGGAACTTGACTCGATCGTTGGACCCAGGCGAACAGTACCCTGTCCCGCCAGAGCCGAGAATGAACCGATCCTCCCAACCGAGCATACGGCACATAACTGTCGCCCAGCCGTCGTGCTCCGTCAGCTTGATTCCTGCAGTGCTGTCGACGATTGTCGGCTCCGTGTAGGAGTCGCCAAGAATACACACCCTCGGACCTGGAATTGGAGCAGACCTGATCGTCGCCGTCGGCTCCAGGAAGATCTTTCCAACCTGGAACAGACCGTTCATCTCGATCCTTACGCGCCTGAGCGCGCGGGTAGAGAAGTCGATCTTGATGACATAGAGGTTTCCGTCGTAGACCGGAGAGTTCAGAACTCGATCGCCGGCATACTCACCATCAACAAGAACCCTGAAAGCGCTTGTGCGACCACGAGTGACCATCTCGAGAACAGAACCGTCGTGATCGAACTCCATGTACCACGGCGGATAGCCATACGTCGAAGTGAGCGTCACACTGTCGAAGTTGCTACCAAGCATCAACGTGTCTGGGTACGTTGAACCCCTCGTCGCGATTGCTCCGACGTATGAGGCGGCTCCAACTGCATCGGGTTCGATCGTGATTGCTGACGGAATCGTCGACGTATCAGACGGCGTCTCTGTGACTGAGATGTCTGGCGGAGACGTCATCAGTTTCGGGATTCCGAACACTCCAGGAGCGAACCGCCCTTCTCCCTGACGACCCTTTGCTCGAGTTTCGTAGGTCGCAGAAATATGGCGCTCGTTGATGTAGTAGGGTAGAGACGACCAGTGGGTTACTCCGTCGCCGCGCTTCTCCTTCCCGGTGTCGAGCTCGTAGCCTGGTTCGGCCTGAGAAAGAACCGGGTCGACAGCCAGCCACTGAGCGGCGGTTCCACGCCGGAGCTTGATCGTTGTCATGGGCTACCGCCGTCCAAAAATCGCTTCGATGATGTCGATGATGTTGTCGGGTTGCCCCCGTCGATCAGAACCTCTGACGGTTGCACTTGTGGTAGGGATACGCCCGCCTCGAAAACGTATGTTCTGAGCCCTGTCGAGTCTGGAGGAAGCTCCGACGCCATTACGGAGCACCCCCATCGACAACCACGTTCGGAGTAGTCGGTCCACCCGTCGAAGGAGTTTCGGCATCCACCTGAAGGCGGAATTCGAACTCTTCGATCTGCTTTCTCATTGCGTCCAGCAGATATGACGTTGTTGGTGGATCGAACAACATCCGAACTTTCAGATACACGTACGATCTGACGGAATTGAACCGCCGGTCATCTCCGAGGAAGTCGTCCCATTGAGCAGAATCATCCTCGATCATGAAACCGTTCGCCGGCCCTACTCCGAGCTGGCAAAGAGTAGAAAATGCGCTGTTGATGTGCGTGATGATGTCGAGATCGAAGACAGGATCGTCAGCCGTAACACCAAGGATCTTCTTGGTGCTATTCAGGATGCTTGTGCTCAACTGGTCACCTCCTTCAGAGGTCAGTACTTCATGTAGTTGTTCTTCCTCAGCACCAGATATGCGTTGTCCGTCACCGGACCCCACACGCCGTCACGCTTGACGCCGAGAACCTGTTCCTGGAGGTTGGCAACCCAGACCTCGAGAGCTCGCTGCGAGAACTTACCCCAGACGCCGTCGACTGTGGTGTCAATGATCTCCTGGACCTCGCGAATGTTGAACTTCTTCGTGCTCTTCTTCGGCCAACCCACCTTGACCTGCGATGCAGTCCTCATCATGGCTGCACGCTTGTCGGTGTTCGGGCCCCACTTGCCGTCCTGCCCGGTCTTCGGGAACTCGAGAGCTCGCTGCAGAAGACGGATTTTGCTCGGGTCAGGCCTTCCGATCGGCTTTGGCTCGTTGACGGGAGGATCTGTCACCGGCTTCTTCCGAGTGACGAGCTGATTCCAGTCGAACCGAACATAGCCGACGACATATGTGCCGTCGCGAAGCACTCGGCGAAGCTTGTCTTTCTGGTTCCCCTCGAGAACGTAGAACGTGCCGTTCCCAACGATCTTCTCGACAGTTCCGGTGTGATCGACCTTGGCGATGGCACCCTTGGCCTTGCCCCAGTCGTAGTAGACCTGGTCGCCGGCCTTCATGCCAGCAGTTCCCCAGTGCCAGGACGCTCCGTTGAGACCCTTCTCGGCATCCTGTGCCGCCCAGACCGTCAGAGCTCGACCGGTCTTCAGCTTCTTGGCGCCGCCAGTCCACATCGCCCAGGTGTTGGTCATCTCGCACCATGGACCGATGCCGATACGATCGACGTTGTCGTTGTACCACTTGACGATGAAGTTGTTGTTCGAGCCGGGAGGCTCTTCGCCTGTCCCTAGAGCGCCACGTAGACGATCGAGAACTCGCTTGATGACTTCAGCTCTCGTTGCCATCGAAAGCCTCCATCTCTTCGTCGAGGTCCTCGTCGTCCGCGAACAGATTCGGATCCTGCGACACCAGTCGGTCAGGAATGACTCCCTCTGGAGGAACCACCTGGTTTGGCCATGGCGTGTCTGTTGGATACATCCTTGCTCCCCTCACCATAACTTCGTGTCGCCGGGTTTACGTTCAACCACAGCTTTCGGAAGTAGGTTTTCATCTCCGTAATGGATGGCGTTGTGAGTCCGGTGTGTGGTCGTGATCAGGAACTCTGGGTTGAGGATATGGTCCTCTCCGTGAGTAACTTCGACAACAGTCATCGGGTTCATGTGATGGACTAAGAGTTCCCCATGGATCTCGTAGCCCTCTACCCCCAAATCGCATCCATTGTCTCGGACGATGACGAAGTTGCGTATGCGACGCCACTCCGTAGTCCTGTA